CAGCGCCTCATCAGTGACCGCGGACTTCAGGCTGACCGGGAAGGGGTTGCCATCATCCTCAGCGGCCTTCTCCATCATCGCGAGAACGCGCACTACATCGCCCGGCAGTCTCGCAGCGGGGGCATCGCTGATCTCGAGCTTGACTGGAGCGCCAAAGACCATGCTGGCCTTCGCGGCTGCATCAAGCAGGTTCTTCATCACCTTGCCGCTGAATGGCCTGCGCGGGGCAGGGATCTCGGTCATCAGCGCGGCTTCGAGTGAGTCATCCGCGCTCATGGCGGCCTTCTTGAGTTCAGCGGGCATTTTCATGACTGTTCTCCGGGGGTGGGAGGTAGCTCAGGTGGAAGCTCAGCGGGAGTGGTGAAGCTGTCGGGTAGGTTAAATGCGCGGACAAGTTCCTGTAGAAGTGCGTCAGCGGGAGCGCCAAGCTGAGACAGGGCAGGGATAAGCTGTACCAGCGAGTCGCGCTTAGCTGCATCGCCCATTGGGGTGCTGCCCTGATCCAGCGCGAACGTCGGGAACTGGCCCTTCAGGTCTTGCTCAGTCAGGATGACTGGGCCTACGCCGGGCAGGTTCAGCGCCTCGCCATCATCATCGAGGATGACTGCCAGCATCGCGCAGTACGCCAGCGCGAGATCCACGATCGCCTGATCGCGAACGCGCACCATCCGGCCCAGCGATGACGCCGTGTACTCCTGAAGCAGTCGGTTCTCAGTCGCGGTCACGCCGGTCACCTGACCGGAGACGAAGGGAGCGTTCACGCCGCTCGACTGGATGTCATTCTCTACCTGCTGTTCATGTAGCGCGATGTCAGCAGGAATAGGTGTGAGAGGTACGGGAATAATGTTTCCATCTAAACTTTCACCGGGTTGAGTTGTACACTCAATCATCTCACTGTCTACACCCTCGCCAATCTTCGCGACCGCCTCTTGATCGAGGAAGCCGGGGCGAACGAGCCACTGGCGAGCCATGCGCCTCACGCCGCGAAGGCGGTAGGTCCGCATGAGGTTGAGTTCGGCAACCAGCGGGTACACGCGGCCGACAAGGCTGTAGCCGCGGAGCGGGATCTCGGGATCGCGGCTGAAGTAGAGCGGCACGATGGGCACTACCGGGTTGCCGGCTGCATCGCGGAAGGGGATGCCGTCGAAGGTCTGTTCCTGAGCGGTCATCTCTTCGGGGGTGACATCATCATCGGCCGGCTCGATCGAGGCGCCGGTCTGTACCTTCACGCCCTTGAAGATGAAGCGATCATCGCGGTCATGGTCGGGGCTCCAGACTACCAGTCGATCGGCCTCAAGGTCATAGATCTCCACGATGCGGACCCAGCCGCCACCGGGCTCATCGCTGGTCTGCGCGAGATCCATCGCCGCCGAGGTCTGGCCGTTGAGCGGGATGCCGGTTGGGGAGTCAAGCCAGCGGGAGTACGCGCGGGGTCTAAAGCTCGACTTCTTTTTGCCGAAGCGAGCGGCTGCATCTTCGACCGTGATGAGGCTGATGACGCCCACCCAGCGCTGCTGATCCCAGGAACCGGCGGTGTCATCTACCAGTACCTCCCATGGCGGGAGCGCTGTGCACACCACGCGCCGAAGCGGGTCGGGAGAGTTCGTGGCCGCCAGTCTCAGCGCAGCCCACGGGAAGATGAGCGCGAGACGGGAGGCATCCTCAAGCTGTGCGCGCTGGCGAAGAAGCCATTCGTTCGCGACGGCCTGAGCTACAGCGGCGTTCCCTTCACCGCGAAGGTCGGGCGTCATGACTACCGCGGGATTCCGCGCGTAGATGGAGCCGATGTAGCCCTCTACGAGCGAGAAGGTGCGAGCCACCTCAGTCACGAGCGGAACGGCGGTAGTGCCGTTCGCGCTGGTCCCGTAGGGCAGGTTCGGGTCGCGCCAGAACTCAGTCATGTAGGCGCGTTTCCACTCTTTCATTCTAGGGCGTAATGATTCCCAGTAAGCATCATGGCGAGAAAGAAGATCACGAACGTAGGAGGGTGTTAGCACGGGGGCTCCTTCACTGGCGGAACATAGTCGAAGTTTGCGCTACGCACCATCTTTACGACTACATGCCCTTCTGGAATGGGTTGCTGGCTGAGCGAATCTTGCGGGCACGGGAAGAGGCGAGAAGGTCCTGTACCCGCACTCCCGCGGATTCATTGGCTGAAGTGCGCCATGAGGCGGGGATGTCTCGCAGGCACCTGTAGGCCAGGGCCAGCGCCATCGCGCAGTCATCGTTGCCGCCCTTTGGTGCTTCAGGCGTGACTTTGCCGGGTGGGATGGTCAAGCTGCGAAGCTCGAGCCACGTTGCCCTGTCCAACATGCGAATGAGCGGTAGTGCCTCTCGGAGCGAGGAGAAGGCATCCAGCTTCGACGGGAGCGTAGTGGTCCACGGCTTCCCCGTCTTAGGGTCGCGCCACTGTTGACGATAACCACAGTTTTGTAGCTCTAAAAGAAATGCATGACCGTGGTTGTTTGACTCTGCGAGAACCATCGCATCGTTGTAGCGAGTGGCGACCTGTATGACCCGGTGCGCCCACTGTTGAGGCATGACGCGGTTGTTGCGCTCGATGTAGACCGGCTGCATGGTCGCCACGCTGATGACGGCGAGAGCGGAGTAGTCCCCGCCTACACCGCCGCCGATGTCAACGCCCATGACGTAGCGGTCAAGTCTCTGAGGTGCTTCCAGTTCTCGGCCAGGGCTGTCTTTTACAGAGTTGTAGTCAATCACGTTTATTTGCGAGAGAAGTGCATCCTCGTAGTAACTACCTTCGCGGTCAATGAAGCAGTCATCAATGTTGCCGGGGTACTCCCGCTTAAACTTGTGCTCTGAACCCAGGCGATTGAGGGTCCGGCGCCGCCAGTGAAGCTGCCCCAGATTTAGAGAGTAGGCGACAAGCAGTGCCTTCTCTGTGTCTGAAAGAGTTTTTTCGAACTCATCAGCGTCGAACGTATTTGGTGGATCTTCATACGCCGGATGTTCGTGCCAGAACATCGTGATGAGGTGCCAGCCGTTTTCAGGCGCGCCGCGAACGAGGTTGCTGAAGAAGTCGTTTGGGTTCGCAGCGGTAGACTCCACCATGAGGAGCCCGTCACCCACAGCCGCGTCTGCCTGCGCGAGAACTTCCTCGAGGTCAGGGGCATAGGCCGCTTCGCTGATCAGCACGGCGGCCGGGGTGAATGAGCGCAGGCCAGTCGTTGAGCGAGAGGTGAACGCCTGTATCGAGGCGCCTGTGTCCGCGTAGACGATGTGCTTCTTTGCGGAGGTATCGAGTTCGCGCTTCAGCAGGTCGGGAGGGTCTTTGATCCAGCGCCGGTTGTCATTCATCAGCGAGGCAGCGGAGTCATCGCGCATGGAGACGATGGCGTGCATCGCCTCATGCTGTGTGATGTAGGCGAGGTGATGCAGGACCATCTTGCAGCCCGTAGTCGCTGCGACCTGACGGGCTTTGAGGATCAGGATGCGCTTATGACCCGCATTTACTGCCTCGAAGATCTTGTCCTGCATCGGCAGTGGGTTGAACGGGATGGGCTTCTTTGTCTCTTTGTCTTGTACTTGATGGAGTTTGGCGAAAGTAAAGACATCAGAAAGCAGGGCTGCTACCTGCTTCTTCATCTTTGCAGGTATACCCGGTGGAATGTACACCATGTTACTTCACCAGTTTAAGAACTGCCGCCAATTGCTCCACCCCGTTCTGCGCGACACCTGCCGGGGGCTGAGAGGCTGAAGCAGACTTGGCATCGGTGAAGCAGACCTCAATGACCCACTGCGCCGTGCGCACTTTGGTGGCGTCAATCTTCACTGTATCGGGGTGAACAGCGGTGACGATGACGCGCGTAGCGTCTGGAACGGCGCGCAACAGCTCAGCCCGGACACGGATGGCAGCGGCTTGAGGGTCAGGAAAAGCGGCCTGATACACCTCAACCCATTTGCGGACCTTGGCTGAGGTCCAGCGCGTCATCATGCTGTGGCTGATAACACCGTCGCGACAGGCATCGTAGGGTTCTTTGCCTGTTTCCGCGAGCCATTTGATGACTCTGCGCTGTGCTTTAGTGAGTGTTTTGTCGAGTTCTAACCAGGCGTCCGCGCTGCTCATTGACTGGCTCCTTGTGGGATGGTGGCAAGCCACTCCCCTTCGCAGCAGGTGTGTCATCCGTGACACCCGTGTCATCTATGACACACCAGCCGGGTTGTGTCAATAGTTCCAGCTTCGCGAGGTCAATACGTCCCGCGGTGCGGTGGTGTGGCCTCGGCCAGCGCTGCGCGTGGCCTCGGATGCTCACCCCTCGCTCCGCTCCCGCTCCGGCTCGGGGTTGCGCCTTGTCCTTCGCTGCGCGGGTGGAAGGGGCTTCGCCACTCAACTCGCGCGGTAGCAGAGGTTCCTGTCCTGATGGTTCGCGCGGTAACAGGTCGGTCCTGTCTGGCAGGGCTCCATCACCTCTGGCGCTGGCTGCGCCAGAGGATGGGATATCCCCCCCTGTGCGCGAAGCACAGGAACACGCAGTAGCAGGGCACTCTCAGCCAGCGCGAACGCTGTCAGTGTGCAGAGCACTCGTCGAGAACATCGATCAACACTGATAGGGCTGTAGAGCCCTTTTACAGCCTACTCGATGAACAGCGCGTTCTCAGCGATCCATCTCGCACAGCCAACTTCCTTCACCGAGGGGCTTGCCAGCCAGCCATGCACACATTAGTATGCCGTTACCCGCAAGGAGGGCACTCATGAAGAACACGTCAACCATGCGAATCGAAGCTGACATCCGCCCGAGCATGGAGCACCTACGACTGAAGTCCGGTGTGCGCTCATACACTGTACTTCTTTCTAGACTTGTTTCGTTTGTCCTAAATGACAAGGACATTCTAGATAAGTTCATAAAACTACAGGAAGATATCCTGTTAGCTCGGACAGCCTAAAGAACAACCCCCGGTCGCTCGGCAAAGCGACCGGGGGTACAACCACAACCACAACCACACACGGCACAAGGTTCTTAGCATGACAATCGACGGGAAGCAAGTAGTCTACGCCAGCATCGGCCTGAACCTGAGATTACCGGCTGTAGCTGACACCTCTTTCCACTACGGCGGGGACATCTCCTTCGCCCAGGCAATCATCGAAGAGGTCAACGCTACGAAGGCGTGGGAGCGCTGGGGTCACCTGACGCGGAGCAAGGTCACGGCTCCTCACGCGATTTGGAGCATCTTCGCTTCGCGCACTCAGGGCAAGTTCTCTGAGAACGTCATCGCGCGCACCGCGCTCGCCTTCGACCTTGATGAAGGCAACGTCTCCGCTGACAGCCTGCGCGCTGCGCTCTTAGACCTGGGCTGGGAAAGCGCGTTCTACACCACTTGGTCGGCCAAAGAAGATGCACTTCGCTGGCGCATCATCGTCCCCCTCGCCACTCCTCACGGTCTGGAAGGCTGGGATGAGTTTTACAGCGTAAAGCTAACTGAGTTCCAGACAGCGCTTGAAGCCCATCATGGTTTCCGCGTACCCCTCGACCTAAGCGCTCGGCTACCGGCACAGCCGCAGATTCTACCTCATTCTATCCCGTCAATGTTCCTGCCCGGTATGACCGAGAAGAAGCTGGCGCAGGTCATTGATGCCATTCACAGCGATGCCGAGTATGGCCCTCCCGGCTTTGACGCTGCACAGGTCTTTGGTACTCGCGGCAACGCACTCAGCCACTCCTCCTCATTTGTCCTCGTGGCCGGGGCCCGCCGGACGATTAGCCCCGCCACGTTCGCTCAGCGGGAGAAGGCAGGGGCCAAAGGCAGCCGGGCAGGAAAGGCCCTTTCTGTTGAAGTCACGGCGTACTGCGGAAACTGTGCTTCTTCAGCCGCGAAGAAAGTAGTCGATGGCTGGATCGAGAAGGGGCTCGACTTCGTACCTTCCCTCTGCGCCGGACAGGATGGAGCAGCCTACCTCGCAGAGCACGGCATCCGTGTATCGAAGGGCCATCGCCGCGATGTTCTCGTCGCGGCTGCATGGAACCTTCATCGCGCTGGATTTACAGTAGATGAAATAGAGCGTCAGGTAGACTGCATGGTTCAGGGTAGCAACAAAGCCGATCAGACATACCTAAACAAAGAGGCTGCTAAATACCTGAAGCAGCTTCGTGCTCTGGAGAATGAGGCCCTATCCACAGAGCGCGCGGTATTCGAGGCGCTGGGTAGGGGCAAAGTCGAGGATCAGACAATCTCGAAAGAGGTGAAGCGTCAGTTCTCCCGCATCCTCTCCCGCGCGAAGCATCTACGGCGGCCACAGGGAGGGCAGCTCTCCCAAGAGCAAATCGCGGATTGCCTGGGCTTCACTGGCAAAGACAAGGACCGCTTTGGCATCAGGCTCGTTCGCTTCTTCCTCGGCCAGTGCGAGCGCGCTGGCCTACTCACTATTTCCGGTGAGTGCCTGAAGCGCGTCTACCACCTCGTCAACCCGCAGTAAGTGGAGTTCATCATGACTGACGAAAGCATTTCGGCTAAATCTGTGGCTTTGAGAAACCAGTTCGGCAAAGAGGTTGATGGTCGAGCTACCTTCCATGCCATGTTCTCTGCTTCTGGAGTTCTACTTCAGCAACAAGACAAGTACCGTTATGTTATGAACGAAATGAAACTTTGCTATAACCCTCATAAGTTAGTTCAGGTAGTCGAAGAACTCTTAGCAGAGGGTGCTAATATCTTCATTCTATTTGACTACCAGATGAAAGATGGTCTACTGGTTGAGGGCGTTGGCGAAGTCCCTGTATTCCTGACTGCGAAGGCCCGCGACATCGATGACTTCGCTGTGGTTATAGCCGATACGAAGTTTAGTTGGAATAAAGATAACATCATTATTGTGGAGAACCTAAACGCCCTTCTTGAATGAACTGAACCACTACCGCTAGCAAAACTTTCTGGCTGTGTGAGGTGAGAAACCTTGCACAGCCAGTTTGCTTATGCTACATACTGAGTGCGGCGGGACACCACACCGACCCCGCCCCGGAGAAGAAGATGTCCAGCGTAGTTCGCAACTCCCTCCCGCCCCTGCCCCGCCTTCGTGAGCTGTTTGAGGCTGACTTCGAGAAGGGCATCCTCTACCGCCGCACCTCAGTTCGTGGCGGGAGGGGAGGAAAGGGCGCTGTAGCGGGATGCGCTCAGAAGCGCACGGGTCGGAAGATGGTGACTGTTGACGGTACAAGCTACTGCGTCTCGCGCATCATCTGGATGCTCCATACCGGCCGTGACCCCGGCAACCAGTACATCGACCATATCAACGGCGATCCCAGCGATGACCGGCTCGAGAACCTGCGCATGGTTTCTCCGGGCGAGAACATCATCAACCGGGGCACGCGGA